AACGACATGAGAAATTTTGCATAGAAAACTCATGACAATTTTCAAATAAAAAAAGTAAAAATGAAAGTTGATCTAAAGTTATGAAATAAAAACCTCTTAGATTAATCACATGTCCCGCTACAAATAAATGTACAGGATGAGCGTGGAAAATTCTTTCCCATATGCAATATTGCGTTAACCAAGACGATGCGCATATTTCTAATTGGCATATGACAAATGACAGAAGTCATAAACAGTGATCTAAGATAGTACATCCAGATTCGTATTTATTTCAACACTACACGATATAAAGGATTATGATAATACCGTTACAGTGCCACCCGAGGTATTATTCTTCTCTGAAGTGGCAATTTTGACTAATTTATTTAATTCAGCCAATCGGTTAGATGTAATCACATCATTATAACTAATAATGTCCAAAAACCATTGAGGCAATGCAACACACCTATTCATAGTTTGTTTGAAGACATCACATATGTGATACCCGCGACACATATCACGGACATCATAAATGTAATCTCTTTCATTTAACAAAATATCTACTGATAATGATTGCATTTTATTATTTATTATTACTCGCTGGGTAATTGGAAATTGAGCATGTTTAACTTTCACTCTATTAGATATAAAATATTGACAGCAACTGGATTGATTAGGTATCCCAGTCGGTTCATAAGTGTGATGATTATTTTTACAAGTAAAATTGATGTGATATACAACACAATCGGGAAGTGATTTATACCCAAGAATCGGATACTCAATAGAGCCGTTATCAGTGCGTCTTATTACGGCTAAACTCATGAGTTATTTTATACCCTCCTCACTAATTTTAAATTAGTTGTATCAATCTTGGGACGTAAACAGATAGAACCAGAGGAATTTGTGGACTCAATCTCAAGAATATCATAATTAGGGGATTGTGCCTCATCCTTAGTCCTATCAAAATAAAATTGTTTAAGTTCATTTTTGGAAGGGAGTTCAAAAGAAGATAACGTTGTTAAATAGGTTTTACAAATACCAATAGAGACATCATCTATGGGCAAATCTGCATCAGAGAGCACTTTGATATACTTATTACGATCTAAACTTGCTTCAAATAGAACTCGTCTCTCATTAGAGACGGTTGGTATAAGAGAACCTATTGTTGTATTATTACTATTCAACCTAGTAATATAAATAGTTACAGCTGAACCAGCTGTAAAAGTTGCACCATTAACAGCAGGGACATAATCCCATCGTTGACCAGTCTGGTTAGTCCAAGCTATAAAAGTGGACAAATAAGAACTAGGTTGATTAGTTGGATTAATTTTCTTATTCTGCACAAAACTGCTTAATGCATCCACATAATATGTAGCCCATGCAGGGATGGATGTTGTAGAAGAAAATCCTACTGGCCCATTTGTGGTAAAATCACCTAATGCACTACCAGAATTAATAGTGGTATTAGAAATCATTGGTGAACCAGTGGTGAGAGTTCCCACAGCAGTAGTGGAAAAAGACAAATTAACATTAACTGTTACCTTATAAAAACCTGGCACATTAAAAGCAAGACCTGACTCATAATTAGTAGAATTATCGAGCCATGAATATGCAGTAACATAACCAGGCCCAGTACCTATAACAGATGCGCAGGAACTTTGTAATGATATTCCATCAAGACATTGCTGACTAATTATAGGAACAGGATTAGTAGAAAATGTTTGTTGAGTTTGGCCTACCACGGAGTAACTGATAATTTGCAAATCATTAATAATAGGCATACGAGGAACAAATAGATCAACCTCATAATGAACATAAAGCTTACCAATAAGACTTTGTACAGTTCCCGCAGTGGCTAGAACCATAACACCAAAATCATTAAAAGCATTAATGTTATTATCATGATTAACAAATTTGGTAGGCAGTGGTATAAAACGATGTTCCTTAGCATAGGAGACAGATCTACGAACTGATGGTTTAAAAGATTTTTCCTTATAATAATTACATATTTGACCAAGTGAAGTCATAGGCGGATCATCAGGGTCATAAGTTATGACCATAGCAACCTCACCCAAAACCCCAGAAGTGGTCAACTCACCAGCCTCTGGTATGAATTCAAAGGATAATTTCTTCAAATGCCACGTCTCATAGTTCTGAGCTACTTGAGAAAGCCAAGGGAAAGTGACTGGACTATTGCATCCAATCGGGAACAATATTTGCTGAAAACTAGTAGAGGTGGGCGTAATATTCATGATAAAATCAGTACGCCGAATGGGTGTTTTAGTGCCCATTTTTATTCCAGGTCCACCTCTAGCTCGTTTAGCAGTATATTGCCCACGACGTGAATATGAACGTTGTATACCAGGCAAGCTTGAGTGCGTACGTTGCCGCACACTCTTATAAGGTTTAAAACCAAGCTTGCGAGTAATATTTTTATTGAGAGAATTTTCTCTATTAATTATAGTTGTAGCAGCCTTCTCTCCTTTTTTTGCAGCTGCAACTATCTGGGATTTTAGTGATTGAATTGGGTTTGATTTTGGCATTTTATCATTTTATTGGCTTGGATCCACTCCTGCGGGGGAGTTAATTATAGCCGTTAAAATACCCGCCTTAATATCAGAATGCTCAAAGCCAACATACAAATTCCATAAAAAATTATCACTAAGATACTGACTTAGAACTTGCTTTCTATGTGGATCATCTGAATCAAGTTTAGAAAATAGAAAAGCCCACAATTGAGCAAACCACTCACGACATGATTCACAAGCAAAAGTTTCATTCCTAAGACCACTACAAATAGTTAAACTATTTAACAGATGTTCTGGTGTTCCAACTTTAGTATTAAAGTGCAATGCACTAGAACGCATTTTCTCGCAATCAATAGTAGGTAACCACATGGATTTACCCAATATAGGAATATATGTATATACGAAACGATGTCCAACAAAAGAAACATCACTAAATTGCTTCGGTATTTTGTGTTCCCATTCGTATTGCATACCAATATGTGGTGCATAAAAGTTAATGGATTCATAATTGAAAAAGCTTTTAACAGATGGATGAACTGACATAATTATATCATCTCCAACGAAAAGTATTCGGACGAATTCTTTAAACGCAGCATAACTACGAAATTTCTCTGGTGCACACAAGCACCATAGAGTTGACCAGTCAAGGAAATTTTTTTCGATATTGTTATCTGTAGTAAGCTTCTGGCCACTATCGTTGCCAGATTCTTTCAACCATAAAACACCATCTATATCACAAAGAACAGTGGTATGCACTTAAGTACGTATATTATCTACTCTGTTTTTCATACTAGTATTCTTAAATTCAGGATGTAACATATCATAACGCACATCATAGACTTTCTTAAATGCGTATTGGTGATAATTGGAGTCGTATTGGACCCCATCTATTGAATATAAAGTTGGCTCATGTACATCAGACCATGGATGTAAATAATCATACAACTCTTGAGCACCACCATTAAACAATGAGTGTCCTAAAGCACTGCAACACTTCAAATGGTTAGCTATCAACATCTCTTGCTGCTGTTGAAACAACATGGTTGAAGCAAGAATATGATTAACATCTTTAGCTATAATTGTACGAACAGAGTGTTTATCAACCTTGATAGCAGTTCTAAGCTCCTCCTTAATAGAAACGGAGGAAAAAGTAAGATGAGGATCGGTAGTGCCTAAAGCATTCCAATACTCATAAAACCAATCACTATCATCACTGACAAAATAATCTCCTTTGGTTTGATATTTCAATATCCATGGATAACCAGGGGATTTAGTCGGGTCAATTTTTGTTAGTGCCTGGTCATAGTCAATAACCAAACTGTTACGCCAAAAACTAAACTCGTCGTATAACCATAAAGCACAATAATCATAAACAATCTTAAGATCACCTAGTGGGTCTAAGGGTTTATTAAATCTAGCTATAGATGTACGAGAATTTTCAATAGATTTGGGAACTATTTTATATAAATTATAAGGTGATTGATCTCCTATGTATCCAACAAACTGTTGTACATAAAAATCATCATAACACGGAGACTTGGGTTTGTAATGTCGAAAAACCTTACCAGCACAAGGTAAAGTAAAATCTTCATGATACGTGGGATCATAACGCATCATGCTATTAAAAGATGATGGAAATGATGCCAGTAGACGAGCTACTGGCTCTTCCCGTTTTTTATAATAGGAATGAATTCATCTGAGATCTCATCTTTAGTGGTACTTTCGTACGTGACCTCAGCCGAGAATTCTTTAATATTTCTAACAGGCGGATTTTTTTGCATTTCAACACTCATTTTAGTATACTTCTGATTGGATTGAGGTGTAAACCTACCACTCTTTTCCATTAAAGTTTGAATATCTTCTAACGAATTCGTGGTTGTAGTGGACCCACTTTGCACTGCAATGCGAAAATTATCATCCAGTGGATAAAAATGAACATACTGTGCAGCCTTTTGACCACCAATACCATGCATACCAACTATACAACCATCACTTTCAGCAAGATAAAAACCACCACAAGACCCATGTATAGAACTACCACTATAATCGTAAAGTCTGAGGTCAGTTGTTTTGCCATTATTTCGGTATGTAAGTTTATTAGGACGCATTGCTTTACCACTACTCTGCATAGTTTTACCATCATCACTCCAATGTAAACTTATATTCTCACCTTGAATAGGCTCACGAAATGCTAAATCCTTGTTATCTCTAACATTACCAGGTTTAACAAAAGACATTAAATCACCGTAACCAGGAACAGATTTCAATGAAGCCATATCAAGCTTGACCCATCCACCTTGCCCCTGTGCATTAGTAACACGGATTTCAACACGTTCAGCATTCAAAATAAGATGTTTGTTCACTATAATACGACCAAACATAGGTGTACCACATGCTAAATCAGGTTTGTCTAAATCTTTTTTAAATGCGGCAACAGTGTAAATATGTGGAATTTTAATAATAGCACTCCCAGGGCGCAAATGTTCCAGCTTATTTTTACCTTTAACATTAGAAAATTCCTTGCCATACTCATCAATTATCCTATTTATATTGGCAGTTCTGCCTTGTTCTGTATCATAAACCTTAAAAGAAGCTAAATGTGCCTTTATCGCACCTGTACCTTTAATTTCAACTCCGTGGTTCTTAATATCTTCATCGTCGACAGTACGATCAAAACGAGAGAGAAAAAAATCAGAGTCATCATCTTCTTGTTCATCTATGTAAGTACTTAGAGCATCAACATCACCAATAGCAACCCATTTATCACCTTCATAAACATAATATACGTCTCGCTTTGGATTATAAGAAATTCGCATTTTCATGCGTTGTACTTGATTCTTAGCCTTACGTTTCTGTTTTCCCTTACCACCTTCGAATGTTCTAACAGTTTTCTTGGTCAACCACTTGTAAATTACTGCAACAGCAATAACACAGGCAATGCCAAACAAAATTTTTGAACCAAGGCCAAATTTACCCTCAGGCATATGCATCTTAGGGGCATTAAGCTTAACCCATTCAAGCATATCTTCTAACTTATCAGTACTAGTAGGAGACTGTTTAATTGATCTAGAGTCAACAATTTTGGGTTTTTTATTAGGACGTTCGTCAACAGGTAACGATGGACACAGTGACTCACCAACTTTAAATTTGACATCAGCACCAAAAGGTTTACCGTTTTTAAGACAAGAAACTGCTGCATCTGGACTTTGAGAAGCACTGAGAGCAGCATTAATATCTTCAGCAGTAAATTCTAAATTATAATGTTCAGTACTTGTTGAAAGACCAAGACAAAACTGATGCCATCCAGGGCCTGTTTTATCTTCCTCTTCATGTATAGCATTTTCTTCATTGACTGGAACATACATAGAATCTCCATCTTTACACTTAAAAAACCGCAATTTTCCAGCAGCTAATCTAGCGACAACATTCTTATCAACTCTTTTGGCTTGCATCTCAGCATCCTCAGCTGATTCATCATTATCATCTGAAAAAAATGAAACTAAATCATCACCAATTGAAAATGCACCGCCAAACAGTTTAACCATGGTGGTGGCATGTTTATAATGTGTTGTGACATACTCACAAACACTATTTATAAACTTATAATCATGATTTTCCAAAATTAAAATCAATATCATAACCAACACCGATTTGTATCGACAAATTTTCTCTTCCTTCTGTTTACTTTCAAATTTGTG